TCATAATCAACAAGCATAGCAGCCAAAGTAGGATGGTAGGAACCAATATCAAATTCGACAAAAATATCGTTATGCGGAATAAAACTTTTTCGGGATCCGTCTTTATGTGAAAGTGCTGCATAATTGACTCCCCTAAATTTGTTAGAAGGCCTTGTCGTAAGCGTTTTATAGTTGTAACTAGTGTATACAACATCGTTTTCAACTGGGTGGAAATGTTTTTCAAATTCATCTTTATCAATTTTTATACCATTACGCTCGATTGCATTAAATACAAGCGTGGCTCGGTCATTATAAAACGGGTTTACCACGGTATTAACACGATGCTCCAAATCATCATATACTTGCTCGCAAACCTCATAATGTTTGGTAATTGGCACAAGTTGATTAACCGTTAATAGATCCGGAAATCTCCTATATAATGTAGAATGAGCTGTTGTTTTTGGAGGTATATACGGAGGAGATCCTAATGTTATATCTACAAGTTGCTTTAAAATCGTGTAGTGTAGAAATTCTTTCTTGTCTCTTACATATATCGTCTCTAACCCTTTTAAATATAAATATACCTCATCCTCAAACAAATTTTCACATTCGGGGTGAGATATAGGTAGAATGTATCCCTTATGACCTTGGATAGGTCTTACATAGAAGCCAATAATAGAGTTTTGTGTTGGATGTTGGTAAGGATTATTTGAAATAATCTCTACAAACGCTTCTTTAAAACCGCTATTTTTTAAAACCTCAAATTGTTCTTTATTCTCTATTAACCAAAACACTTATATCTATAACTTTACTTATAGAACTTAAGATAATTATACTTTAGGTAAAATCCAAATCCAGTTATCCCAAGTTCTTGTTCTCTTAACTTTACCATATTTTCGTTTACACGAGCAACTTCGTTTTTGTCCCCTGTTATTAACCATGGTAATTGGATACCAATATACAAAGAATTTTTAAATAATCCACTAGTTTCAGTGTATCTATTTTCATTGGTTTTTTTAGAAAAGTATCTTGTAAATTCTCCTAACTGGTAATCTTGGGTGTTGGGTTGGGGGTAAAAAGGAATAGGTGGTGGAGGTACTGAGGAGTTTGGGGTGATATTATTAAGCAAGGAATAATTAAGATTATCTATACCATAAAATCTGTAGTCAGTTTCTTCTTCTCCTTCATCAGTAGTAGCTGTTGAAGATTCTGGTGTTGTTAATTCTAAATTACTACCGTCTTCTGGGAATCTTCCAGTGTAAGCTTTACCATCAATAGTAGTAAAATAGTACCCAATATAGGGTTGATTAGATCCTAGTATAGATAATTCACCATTACAATATAAATTAGGAGTTATATGTGATTTTGGATAATACATTTTTAAGTTCCTTTTACATCATTTATATCTACGTATTGTGAAGATGAAGAAGATAAACCATAAAAATTAACAAATTCTAATTCTCCAGCGCTAAATACAGTTTTACCATCTTCATTACTTATTCTAAGGAAATTAGTTTGATTTATAGCTCCTAATATTTCTTTACTTCTTTTTGTTCTATTTAATAATAAAGTTTGAATTTTAGGGTATTTTTCAAATAAAACTTCTTTTGCATTTGATGAAACTGATTTCCAATCTGGTATAGCGTCAAAATGGACACAATCATATACCCAAGTGCCAGCAGTCCAAGTCCCTCCCCATCTTAATCCAGCAGCTTTAGCTATATCAGGAACTCCTAATTTACTCCATTTTAGAGCGCCAGCAGGGGTTCCATATCTAACGTATAACTTATCTTTGCTTGGAACTAAATCTCCATCTACATCATCCCCCTTAGGGAAAGCTTTATATATAGACATATCTATAGCAAATCCCCAAACGTGGGTAGAACCAATTCCTACCCCGGTAGTAGTATCTAATTTTCTAGTTATAGAACCTATATTAAATCTAAAATCTTTAGGATATCTTTCTAATAAACCATTAAGAAATTTTCTAAATTTATTTTGTACGTAGGGGGAGTTATTAATATATTGTAATACTTCATCTACAGAATTTGTTCTTCTACCTTTAGGTCTTCTACCTATACGGAAATCCCTAGCAATAGCTCTATCTATATAGAAATAACTATCTATTCTATTATCGATAACTTCAGGAGTTTCTTCTTCTATTACTGGGTCTTCTTCGATTATAGATTCTTCAATAATTCTAGTAATTTGTTCTTCTATAGCTACTTCAGGTCTTTCATCAAATAATTTTGCCCTAGATTGTGTACCTACTTTTGTAATCCATTTATTATTTTCAATAACATGATCTAATTCAGTAATAATAAAGGTTAAAGTTTCACCATAATTTTTAGGTAAATATCTAGAGTCAATAGTTAATTGATCAAAAATTCTAATACCTGAGAGACCATCAAATGTTAAAGATAGATTAATGGGTAAAAAACCAACAAAAGGGGTTGTTATGCCTTTCCTTTCAGCATCATATGATAGTACTTTATTAAAAAAATCTCTTTGAATACTTAAAAATTTAGTAAATGTTGGGTTATTATCACCTGTAGTACTAAGATATAGATCCGGAAAACCATAACCAGCAAAAGTACTATTTTGACCTGCTACTCCTGGGTTATTGGTAAAAGATAATTCAGAGGAACTTTTAAGTTTGCGAAGATAATTTTTATAAGTTTCTCTTAATAAAGAAAAATCAACTCTACTTTGAGCATTTTCTTGCCCTGCTTTTTCTATATCCAGTTTAGTAGGGATTATTCTATCTACTAACCCTATATTCCATTTACTAAATACAGTAGCATCTTCCCCAACAGCTCTACCTGTAGCTTGGGCCCCTATTGAAATCATAGTAGCAAAATCTTTATCTAAAGTAGTGGTTAATTGGTAATCTCTTACAAAATTTCCAGCATTACCATTAAACCCATATATATTAAATACAGGGTTTGTATCTATTTTTTTAAATGGAACTTCATCATATATTTCTAATACTTGTTTAGTTATTGGTTCTGTTGGTCTACTAGCCGTAACGGTTGCAGTTTGAAATAAACTATCACTAATAGCAATATCATCTGAATCTGCAAATTCACCAGTAGCATCTGGATTAAAAGCTACAAATTGAGCTTCTCCTACAGCTTCAAAAGTTTGAGTACTTTCTGAGTTAGACCCTGCAAAAGTTTTTTCAACAACTCTTAATTTTAATTTATTTACTCCTCCTAAAAATCTATTAGTATCAATTAATATTTGATTTAAAAATTCGTAAATAGATAAATTACCTTCTTCATCAGATTTAGATTTAATTAAACCCTTTAAATATTCTTTTTCATAAAAAAGATTCATTACTTTACCTACACGTTCAGTTCCTATTTTAGTATGAAATTCTGGGAGAGAGGGAAAAACTTTTATTTCTTCATCCCCTAAATTTACATCTAATTTGTTAATCATCTTAGAAGGATCACCTGAAAAACTATAACCATTACTATAACAATAAGTATCTTCGCTATTATCTATAGAAATTAATGCTGGGTTTTGGTTTTTGTCGTAAACCAAAAGTTTTCGGTTAATAAATTCTAGAAGAACTCCTAAACGTAAATAATGTTTAGATTCTTGTGTTTCATTTCCATAAGCAGCATTACATGATAATATATTATTGGGTTTGGTAAATGCTGTAGTTTCAAGGTTTAAAGATTTTGCTTCTTCTTCAGTTAAAGAAGTTTTAATAGGAGAAGTTATAGTTTTATTTACAAACTGATTAGTACTACCTAATCTTGTATTGGATGAAGTTGATTTTACAGTTACGGGGACTTCTTCTACTTGAGTTGTAGTTAATAAATCTATAGCTACTTCTAAAGCTGTTGGACGATCTTCTTCAGGTGTTGGGTCATTTGAACTTTCTTCTGGAGTTGATCCTGAAGGGAGAGTATATTTTATATTGTCTAAAGAGGTATTAATTTTTAAGCTTTCAATTACACTACCTATACTCATTAAATCTAAACTAATAGTATAAGATCCTTCTTTAGTAAATTCCCAAGAAAAATTAGTAACTCTTCCTAAAAAAGCATCGTAATTCCCTTTAGATTTTTTTCTAAGATTTTCAATTTTAGTATAAAACAAATCAGTCCCTTTATCAAACCCTGTTAGAAATTCATTTTGAAGAGTTAATTCGCTTATATCTTGTGTTGAAGCATATTCATCAACAGAAAGAGGATAGTTTGAATTACCCCATTCTACTAACATAGTATAACCTAACCTTATATAAGTAGATTCTATGTATTCAAATTGTTTACGATTATGAGCTATTAAAGAAATTGTAGCTTTTCTTAAAGAACCATTACTGTAAGTTTTAGAATTAAATGAAATGATCCCAGGCATAGGTTTAATTCCAAAATCAGTTCCTCCAAACCCATAGTTATAATTAGAAGTAGGTAAATTTGAAGTATCATTAGTTACTCCAAATTTAGATTTAGTATTATTTAAAGTTCCTCCTTGTAGAACTAATTCTTGAGATAATTGATTACCTTTATAATTTTCTAATCCTAAAAATTCATTTCTAAACGAGGTCCCATTATCTGAGCCTGTTACATCTTGGTAAATAGTTTCATCAAATTTTAAAACTATTTGATCTTCTATATTTACTGAAGATAATAATCTTACCCAAGAAGTTGAAGCATTTTCCCAAACTATATCAGATGAGGTTTTAGAGGGTTTTCCTAAAATATCTTGACGTGTTTTAATTTGGTCTTTTACATAAGCTAAATGATCTTCTCCTACTATATTAGCCATAACTTTTTATTGATTTAATGTATTGTATGCTTCTAAAACAGAGTTTAAATTTCCAGGAATTCTAAGTTGAATTCCTACAGGTGGGTATAAAGAACTTTGAGTATATTCAGCGTTAGCAGAAGAAATAACCCACCATAAAGAAGGATCTTCGTAATATAATTGAGCTAAAATATCATATCTATCTCCATCTGTAGTAATAACATAAACATCATTATTAGTGCGAGGAATATCTGGATATTTAACCGTCCTATATAAACGGGTATTTTCTAGTGTTTTAGTTTTTAATATATTTCTGTAACGTGCCATTATCCTCTATCTAAATTTTCAATCCTTGTAATTTCATCATCAATAGCATCTAAATCAGCTTCTGTAGGGGTGGATGTAGTAGGAACAAAAGGACCATCTTTTTGGTGATCGTTTGCTCTATAAACATTTGATGGGAAATCTTGATATAGATTATTTATTTTATCTGTTAAAGTTCCATCTTCTAAAGATATAAACCTTTGAGTAATAGCCCCAGCTGCATCTATATGTTTTACAGTTTCTGGGAGGAATTTGTAGATAGGTTTAAATGTCATTTCTACATTAATCATATGGGGTAGTTCTTTTACTGAAGGGTTTCTGAATGTAGTACCCCCAACAGAAGATATTTCAGTATTAGTAGCAGGGATTGAAATTTCCCAAGGACTTTCTTGAGGAATAGTATATGTTAAACTTTCAATAATACCCGGAGTTTCATAAAAATAACCCCCAAGAGTTAATCTATGGATATTTCCTCTCATATATCCATTATCTGAGTAATTAGGGGCAAGTGTAGATTTTAAATAATTTAATTTTTGGAACATAATAGAAAGTTCCTGTATAGATTGAGCTACTACTGTAAATCCCATACTTACAGTATTATTAAATCCTTGATATGTATAAAAATTTTCTCCTCTACCTATATACTTAAAATTATTCCACTCAGCACCCATAGAATCTGTAAATGAGTTTATAAATGCTCTAAAGTGGGCGAAAGTTGCTAATTTAGGATTATTATTATCTATAGTAGCAATTCTAAATTTAACTAAATCATTCTTTTTACTTATATCTTCAGTTACATTTTCACTTTTATACAGATATAAAGAATTTATTTTATCTAAAGGGTCAGGTTTATCGTTAAATGAAGTTCTACCTTTTGAATAATTACTTCTATTTCTACCTCTTTCTCCAGGATTACCTAATCCTACCCTTTGTTCAATATTTTTAGTTTTATAATCAGGAGATGAAGATATATTAGAAGCAGGTTTTATAGTAAGATTTTTTCTAAAATCTTCAACTAATGTAGAAGAAGAATCTTTTACTACACTATAATTTTGAAGTTGCCCTTGAGATAATGTTGAATACCTTCTATTAGCAGGGATTGTTGGAAAATCTAAACTTGATTCATATCCTATAAATGGGGTTCTTTCAGGAGCGGTCTTAATTATAGTATCTAAAGAACCATTTTTACCAGAATTTGGACCTCCTCTATATCTAAATAACTCTAAATCAGAATGACCATTGCTATTAGCAATTTTTTTTGAGTAAAGGTTTACTAACCTATTATTTTTTTTGGTTTTTATAGACAATAGTGAACTTTGAAAACCAACTAAATTCCCATTTACTAAGTTTATATACTCAGGACGAGAAAAAGGAACACTTAACCCAGTTGGGTCTAATCCTTGTTTATTTGGGTGAATTCCTAAAGCAGTACCTGTTGCTGATGCTAAGGTACTTAAAGGGGTGTATACACCATCATTTAATCTATATTTATTAGTTTCAGAAATTAAGGTAGGGTACCCCCCATAAATTCGAGTACCTAATGTTGATAAAGCATTTTGTTGGGCTATAAATAACCCCCCCTTTACGGTAGTAAAATATTTTCCTAGTCTTACTAAATCATCGGCTACAGAAGACGCAACTTGAAAGCCCCCACGAATAAACATATCTGGACCTCCAGTACGGGCTAAAGTTTCAATTCCATCATTAGTAATTCTTTTATTTAAAGATTTACCTTTTATAAAGGGTTGACGACTAGAACCACCACCAGGTCTATCTTTCCCATATCTAAGAGAAGTTAGGTCTGTTTGTAAGTCTATTAATGGCATTTATTATCCTGGTAAGTTATCAGTGTACTTAGGAGGAGTAAGCCCATCTAAATCTAATGTAGATGGGTTTGGTTTACCACCCATACCTGGGTTACCATTGATTGAATACTCATCATGTAATCTTGATTGTTTGCTAGACCCAGGCATAACAGAAGGAGTTGAACCATTCCATTGAGTTAGGTTTGAACCGTTTTGAGCTAATTTGTTTTTTAATCCCATAATATTATTTTGTTATAAATATTAAACATTATAAGCTACTCCTGAAGCTTTCATTGATGAATTTAATTTTCTACCATCCATATTAATAGAAAAATCTTTATTAGCTACTTGTTTTAATAAAGAAATCATTTCGTTAGCTTGAGCTTTAGTAATCCCATCATTACTTCCACCTTGGGATACATTAGGAGAAACTACTACATTATCTCCTTTTGCTGTGACTGCTGTAGCACCATATGAATCTGTAATAGTAAAAGGGCCTCTTTCTGCTGGGGCAGTACCATCCATAACAGCAGCAACTCCCCCACCTAAGGCTAACCCCCCAAAAGCAGCTGCAAGAGCTGGAAGTGCTGTTCCACCAGTTGCTATTACTAAAGCTGCGCCAGCTATAGCTAATATTAAAGCTAAACTAGTTTTTAAAATAGTATTTAAGGATTGAATACCTTGAGTTAAAGCATCTTGGGCTGAGAGGGCGGCTGTATTTGCTGTTAGAGAATCTCCTTGTGTTTCTACTCCTGTTTGAATACTATTATTAATAGATTCTTGAGTTCTTAACTGGTCTGCAAGTGTATCTCGAGACATACCTAAAGCTGCGGCAAAAGCATCCTGTTGGATTACATTTAAACTTTGGAATTCTTCAATTGATCCGAATTCATTAGCAATTTCTTGAGTTAACCCAGCTATATCATCATTTAAAGCGAATAATCTAGCTCTTTCTAGGTTAATATCTCTATTAATAAGGGATTCAGCTTTTAATTCAGCAGCAATAGATGATTCAAAATCTAAAATAGATCTTTGAGTACCTAAAATAGCGCCCATTTCTACACCTAATGATTTAGCTTGAGCTACAGCTTCTACTAAACCACCCGGGGATCTTTCTAAATTTAATCTTAAAGCTCCTGAAATTTGGTTTGCTTCTTCTAAAGTTTGTTTAAAATTAAGAGCAACACCTGTTGTTGCTTTTATAGATTTAAATGCTGCTTCGTTTTCAGCTACTACATCATTAAAAGCTTTACCACTATTAATGGCTTCTATTGCTAGGTTAGAGGCAGCTTCTGCAGATAATCCTAGGCGTTCTTCAGCAAATGCTACTCCATTTCTAATATCAGTAGTAAATAAATTTGCAGTTCCCCCTAAAGCACTATTTAAATCATTTGTGGCTTGGGTTACAGTTTTTAAATTTACCCCTAAGGTTTGAGCCTCTAAAGAAGTTCTAGCTAATTGTTGATTTATAGCTAAACCTTCACCTTTAGTTACAGCAAATCCTCTTTGTATCTTAGCTACTTCACTATCAACTTCTTTAAGCATTTTTACCATATAAGCAAAAACTGCTTTACCTATATCTGGTGGGCGGATGTCCGCTATTTTTTGTTTAAGTTTATCTACAATACCAGCACCAATCCCTCTAGATTTATTTTCTTTTTCAATAGCTTCTAGAGCTTTTTCCTGTAGGGATATTTGTTCGTTTAGTGCATGTAACTGTTCTTCATTTAAATTTACACCATTTTCTTTAGCTATATTAACTCTAGCTTCTTTTAATGCTTGGGATTCTAAAAGTTTTATTTTTAATTTTTCAACTTCAGAAGATTTTAAAAGACCTTTATTTTGTCTAGCTTGAGCTTTAATAAGTTCTTCACTTACTTTAGCTACATCTCTTAAATCTTTACTATAACCTTTTTTAAGAGTATTACCCATAGTTTCGGTAACATCCCCTAATTCTACAGCTTCATCAACAGCTTCTCTAAACCCATTAACAAGTTTATCCCCAATAGAGACAACAGCATCAAGAATATATTGCATTTCTTGGTTAAGTTCCTTTGCTGCTTGTTGTTGTTGTTTTAAATCTGCCATATTCTATGTATATGTAATAAATATTACAAGATTATATTTTACTTATATTTAGAAGTAGCTGATTTAAATTGTTGTTTATTTACTTTTCCAGAACTATCTACTAATTGTTGACCATTTTTCTTTTGGGGTTTAGATGATTCATTTGCTTTAGTATAATGTTCTTTAAGTTTAGATAAAGTAAATCTTCTTAAATATATAGGCATATTATATACTTCACTCCAAATATAACCTCCCCCACCATGAAATACTACTTCATGAACTTCGGTTAATATACTTTTTCTAAATTGTGGTGCGTTATCGGATGTCAGGCCAAAAAAAGTTAAGTCCAATGGGAATTGAAGTTTTTTCTCCAGTGCGTTCACGAAAAAAAGTTAGGTCAACATCAGGTTGAATTTTATTAATATATGTTCTTAATGCTCGGGCATCTTGAGCTAAAAGATAATTATCAACAAAATTTCGAATATCAGACCTTTCTTCACTACCATCTACAGATAAAATCATATGTTTTAATCTAGTAGTTAATTCTGCTGAATTGTTGGAATTAATTCGTTTTAGTCCTTTAATTTCTTGGGCAATTTTTACTTCATCACCATGAGTTAGAATTTTAAACTCAATAGTAATTTTAGTAGAAGGTAATTCAAAAGAAAATCTGTTATTACTTCTAGTAAAAAGGGATTCATCAATTTCTTTATTATCTAACTGACTCAAGTCAATATTATATTCTTCTCCTTGGTAAGAAAATTTATAGTCTTTACCATATCCTAAAATACGGGAAGATACCATAATAGCATTTTTATCACCAATTAATAAATCATTATAATTAACATCACTTACAATTAAAGATTTCATTAATTTATCTAGTACAGTACCATCATTAATATAATTAGCATTAGTAAGAATATCTTCTTCTTTTGCTGTCATATATTTAATTTCAATTTTCCCAGATGATAAAGGGTTATCTGTTGAGTAAAGAAGACCTTTAGAAGGTAGTTGTACTGTTTCTGTTGGTAATTTAAATTCCATATCTTTTATTTATAATAACTTTATTCGAGTATAAATATGAATATAAAAAAGAGCTTGAACGAATCCAAGCTCTCTTTACAAAAATATTTGTTTTTTTTTAGAAGTTCAAAATACAGTAATCAGGTTGTACAGTCATTGAAATTTCAACAGCAGAATCTACTGTATCATAATTATAATCACCGAAGTTTGCTGATGTAATTAAAGCACCCTTAATAATCCATTCTGAAACTACATCACCAACTGGGCCTAATACGTTAAATGTTAAATCTTTTTTATAGAAATCTGAATAACCATCTCTACCAGTTACTGATTCGTGGTGTAGACGTACCCATTCCATTACCGCTTGAGCACCTGAAGGGGTAATTGGGTCAAATAATGTAAAATCGATTGTGTCCCAAGTAGTTTTACCTTTAACGAAACGTTGTACGTTAATATGATTTAAAGGTACTGTTCCTTGGGATAAAGATACACCACTTACACCTTTTACCATGAATGATGGAAAACCATCCATATACATGATGAACCTATTAGTTTGTTTTGGTTCAAAAGCTGTGAAGAAAATTTCGTTAGGGTCTAATACTGCCATTTTGCGTTATATTATTTTATTATAAATATTCAACTTTTAAATCCTTATGATGGGAAAGTAGCTCCTGTTGGAAGTACGTTAAAGTCTAGGATAATAAATTCTGCCGTTTTAGTTGGTTGTAGAAAAATCTGGCCTACTAATTGGTTTCTATCGATAACATCTGGGGTGTTGTTACTATCATCCATTACTACTTTAAATGCATAAAGACCTTGTCTTTGTTGAACACTTTCTAAGTAAGGGTTTACTTGTGATAAGAAGTTATTTCTTGTAGCAGCAGTATTTTGTTCAAATACTAAAGTTTGAGAAATCTGACCAATATAGCTTTTTAAAGAAATTAATAATCTTCTTACATTTACTCTATCTAAAGCACTTGCTTGACGTTGTAATGTTTTTTGTCCATATACTACTGTACCTACTCCAGGGAATGAAGCAATTGGGTTAACTTTAGCATTATATAAAGTATCTCTATTAGATTGAGATAATTTTCTTTCTGGACGAATTACGGTGGTTAAACCACCTCTATTAATACCCGCCGGAGCGAACCATGGTTCAGAGGCATTGTCGTTAAATGCGTAAACTCCCGGAATCATTGTCGAGGCTGGTACCCATACATTATCACCAGTATCTGGATCTGATGTTTGTAACCATGGCCAATACATAGCACCATAAGATGAGTTAATAGTACCAGCTTCTGCTACAGGACCATCGGCCGCTGAAATGGCAAGACCATATGCGGAAGGATCAATAATATAAATTGCATCTCCTCTACTTTGTACATTGTTAATAGCAGTAGTAATAGCTGTGCTATGTGCCGAAACACCTCTAATTAAACCTGGGGTAGTTAATACATTAAATTGGTAATCATCTTGGTTAGCTAATAAATTTAGCATATCACTATAATCTGCTGCTACTAAACCTTGAGTTTGGGTAGCAATGTCCCCAAACATATTGTTAACACCTTGGGCGTTAATTAAACTACCTTCTCCATCTTCGAAAGTACCGGAATAAGAACCTGAACCTTGTGTAGGAATGTACCCTGAGAAAGCAGCTTTAGCATTACCAGCATTATCAAAGTAATCTGGGGTTTTAAGTGATACAGATTTTACTCTTACATATCTAGAAGCATTAGGATAATCGCCTGTTACTTTTACATAATTTTCAGTTGTATCATACTCGTATTTATAATCACCAATTACTCTAGCAACATAATTATCAGATTTAGGGTCTAATGATAATCCTGAGAATGTTTCTAAAACAGTTTTATTAGTGTCTTTATCATCACCTCTTCTAATTAATAAATCAAAAGTACCATTATCTGATGAAGAATTTGCTACTTCCCATCTAATATTATCTTTAGAACCTGAATATAATGCACCATCCCCATTTGGGATTTGGTTTACAGATCCAGAATTATTAAATAATTCCCCTTGATCTAAAACTTCAAGTGTAAATGCAGTTCCATCTTCAGCAGGGATTGCTGATTCAGCATAATCCCAAGTTGAAGAACCTGATACTACTCTAGCTACTAATAAAGATTCACCTCCATTTTGGAAGTAATTATAAGCTGAGATTGATGTTAGGAATGAATATTGATCACTCCCACTGTCAAAAGTAGTACCAAAACGATTTTGATAATCCGAATACGAAGTAACAATTGTAGGAATTTCTACAGGACCTTTTACTGTAGGACCAACAATAGCAGCACCTACTGTTACAGGTTGCTGTGTGATAAATGATTGGTCGTTTTCCCTTGTTAATACACCAGGTGAAATTAAAGTTTCTGCCATTGTTATATTGATTGAATGTTTTGATTATAAATATTCAAAACTTTCTCAAAAACTAACTATTTTTAGTAAATTCTCCAGATTCTAAATCAAAGGTCCCTTCACCATATTTGTCTTGTAACGTTTTAGCTAAACCTACTTTTTCTTTATTAAAAGATGTTACCTGACTTAAAATACTTTCTTTTTGAAGATTTAAGTTTTGAATTTCAATTTCCAACTGTCCTAGTTGAATAATAAAATTGTTTTCTTTTTCTTGAATTGATAAAATTTGTTTTTTATCTTCTTCAGTAATATAAACTTTTTCCATGTTATAAATATTAATTTATTTTTTACTATTTAATTTATTTTTTACTATTTTAAATACTTGGTTAGGGGTTATTGATTTCTGGCAAATATGTTGTTTGTCAGTGCCCTTCCAAATGGGACACCAATCCCAATCACCTGCATCAAAAGTGAAATTTGGGTTAGTCCAACAAGGAAAACATGCATTACCATTAGCTACTCTAGTTACTTTGGTTGTAAATTCATGACCTTTTTCAACAAAACCATTTATCATTATAGTATGTTTATTTAAAGCCCAATTAAACCATGATAAGCCTGAACCTAATCCTATAAATAGATCAGCATGTAATAAATAATTAGCTATTACATTAAAAGGTTGATTCCATGAGTTTATTACATTAGGTAAATCAGATTGATCTTTAGTTAAAGCTACTACTTTATACCCAATTTGGTTTAATAATTTAGTTAAAATAATCCAGTTTTCTCTTGGCCATTCTTTACACCCAGCAGTAGACTGGGGGCCTATGACTACATACTTTTCTAAAATGGGTTTTGTTTGTTTTTTAAAATCAATACCATGATTAATTTCTTTAAAATTTAAACCTAAAATATCTGTAGCTGTTTGTTGTAAAGGTATAGTATTACATTGGGTAGGATGCATATCTGTGTTTTCCCATCCCCCTTGTTCATTTCTAAACCAACCTATTTTGTAATGAGCTATACAAGGGGTTGAAGTACCAGGGTCAATAAATTGAATTTTTTTATAAGCAGGAAGATTTTTGAACCAATCATTATGAAAAGTACATAAAATAACTTTACAATTATGTTTTTCAGCAAATTCTACAGCATAGGGAGTCCAAGCTAAAGTATCACCTAATGAACTTGAATCAATAGAAATAAATACTGGTTGGTTTTGGAGTTCTAATCTAGAAACCTCTTTTCCATTTACTTTGATTAACCAAGGAATATAATATTCTTTACTACATTCTACCCACATATTATTATGGATAGTTTGTTGGTGAATAATTTTATTAGTATCTCTATTGATAAATTCTACTTGATATTCTTTATCAACATCCCCTATAATTTCTACCTTAGGTTTTCCTATATAATTAACACTTATAGTATTAGTATCTTTGGGTTCTTTATAATTATCTAAAAATTCTTGGATAGTATCTCTACCAATTTTTGCTACTTTATCCCAATTAAAATCTCTATGAATAATTTTTGCTTCTTCTACAGCACGTTTTTTATGATCTGTATAATTTTCAAAAGCATCACGCATTACACGAGATAAGTCTTCATAATCAGGTTCGTAATAATTGCCTACATGATTTGGATTTTTAACTTCATTTTTTATTTGTACTGGGAGGCCTTTACCTTTTGCAAATTCTAATTGCCCTGAACAGTTAGAGTAAATAGAGGGAGTACCGCAAGCCATAGCTTCAATTAAAGGTAAATTCCACCCTTCACTACGTGCACAAGATAAAAACACATTACCTTGTTTCATATAGGTAACATAATCTTCTCTACTAACAAAATGCTTTACTTTAATACGTTTATCGGTAAAACCAAAATGTTCTAACCTTTCTTCTGTAGAATTAAAATCATCATTTGCAAAATTATTATCAGCAGCTAAAATAAGATCTACAGGGTCTTCTTTAGTAAACGTTTTTAAAAAAGTTTCAATAATTTCTTTTGTTGATTTTCTATATTCCCATCTACCAAAAAGAATAAATTTAAATCTACCATCTACATAATCTAAAGTAGTTAGAGGATCTTCAGGATAAAAAGTATTTACATCTACACCTTCGGGGACTACTTTTACTTTTTTAGGATCGGCACCTTGAGCAATAGTACAATCTGCTTGCCATTGAGAAGGAACCCACATTTGATCAAATTCTTTCCATTTATTAAAAAACCCTTTAGGTTGTTCTGTGGATTCCCATACATTATAACCAATTTTAGGACCTTTATAATAATCATAAAAATAATGATGGTTGGTTTCCATTAATACTAAATTAACATCATGATCAAATTTATCCCCATGTTTAGTATAAATTGAAGAATCTTCTCTACTATTATCTCCAGTAGTAAGTGTTTGTTTATTTAATAAAATTTTATCTAAATCTGTAAGATAGGATTCATTATTATGGGGTTCATCTGAAAACCCTTCCCATGTATTACCTACTGTATAATTACGAACTTTAACTGGAGTTGATTTAGATAAATGTCTAAAAAAATCTCTAGTATGATTAGCATAACCTGTTGTACCTACATAGGCACCATGAGCATAAACTTTTGGTTCTTTCATATTATCGCATTATGTGACACCCACAATCAATACCTCTAGATCCTTCAAATCCATGGTACATAGGTTTAAGTGGAATTTTTTTATTGTTTATATGTTGTAAAATTAAAGTTTCATTAATAAATACATCATTATTATTATCTCGGTATTCTGGGTTATGAAATATATTATAAAGCATTTCAGAAAACACGCTACAATAATCTTTTATTAAATGAGGAGGACCGATTGCTAATTGGTCATTCATTTGCCAATCCATATTCCAATGTGGAGCGTATTCCCAAAAACTAACGTGTTCTGTACTTAGTTTAGTTATATCTGTAAGTAAATCACAATTATTAGCTACGTTATGAGTAAATAATAAATCATAACGTGTTTTAAATACTAAATCATATTCAATACCTGAAGATTCACATAGGTCCCAAACGCGTTGTGTTGACATCCACATTCCCATTTGAGAATTTAAACGTTGATTATTAGGACCTTTTATATCTGAAGCATCAAATTGGATAGAAGGTTCAAATAAGTATCCTTTAGGTTGATACCAATCAAGTAAATTTTGATACAAATCATTTCCTACTTCATATGTTTTTTGAACCTTACCTTCATTAAAAAAGTCATATTTTTTAAATTCAGTATCTTTCCAAGCATGAAGGTATACATCAATATCATACTTATCTAAAAACCATTTTTTAAGTTCTTGATAACCTTCTCTATATCTACGTGGTTGACCACTAATTAATAATGCTATTTTCATCGTAAAATATGAGCTGTAAAATGTTCTGTTAAACTATTTATAAAATTAATAGGTATTTCGTTTTTTACTAAATGATACTTTAATAAACTTTCAGGACATAATTTATCAGGATGGTCTGAAATTAAAGGTTTAAACCATTCAGGGTATCCTTCATCTATGTAAATGTATTCCAACATATGGGAAAAACAATTAGAATACACATCCATAATTTCCATAGAACTAATGGCAAACAAATCATCTACTTCAGATATTCTAGTAGGATAACCATTAAGTATAGGATATTCAAATAAATTTATACCACTTAAATCTAATTGTGTAATGTCCTTTAAAATAAGACATTCAGGTGAAATATAATCTGTAAAAGCTAAATCAAATCTAGTTCTAATAACTATATCGTATTGTTTACCTGAGTCTTGGAGTAATTTATTACAAGCATAAACTGAATAATACCCACTTAGCATATTATGGAGCCTGTAGCCTAAGTGTCCTTCTATATTTGTTGTATCAAAAGGGATAGGGTGTTGTAGAAAACTATCTTTAGGTTGATATAACTCTAATATTTTATCATAGTCATTTTCTGTGAATTTATATTCAACCAAAGTAGGAGCAAATTTATGTCCCCCAGTCATAGGAGAATTTACATCTTTCCAAGTATGAAGGTAAACATCACAATCATACTTGTCTAAAAACCACTTTTTTAATTCATGATAACCCTGTTCGTAATTACGGGGTTGACCACTAACACAAACTGCTACTTTCATTACTTAAAATGACCTCCTCCTAGCCAAAGTACAAATGATTTTCTAGTACCTGAAGTAACTGGGGTTACTCTATGCATTAGATAAGATGGGAATATTACTACATTACCTTTACCACGTGGTGCAGTATATGGAGACTGACCACCTGGCCAAATTTGTAAATCACCACCTTCATATTCATCTGAATCAGATAATTGGACTGTAACAGAAATTTTACGGAATTTCATAAAACCTTCAGTTCCAATATCCATATGCCAATCGTAATGCCCTTTATTAGTACCATAATACTCCGTATACTGAATATTTTCTGGCATATTGTGGATATCAAAATGGAACATTTCATCATTAGCAATTTTAGCTAACATACCAATTTTATCATAAATCCATTTAGTTTCATCACTAAACGGAACCCATTTAATCATAGAATTACGTGATTCTAAACCCTCACCTTCTGCTTGGTTTCCAGATTCAGTTACCCCAGCTTGTGAGGGAATTTCTTGTACTTGTTGTTCGAGAGTTTTTAATTCTTCTGGGGTAAAACCTTCCTCAAACCAATAATAATTACTTTGATTGACATATTTGTCAAAATCTAATGGAAAAGAATAAAGTGTCTCCATATTTTTTTATTTTTTATTTGTAAATGATACTAATATATAACGTGTTCCTGTTTCTACTGGTCTACCTCCGTGTAAATGAGTAATGTTTCCGGGGTGAGCCATAGCATATCCTTTTTTACGTGGTTGTACTGTAGTTTTATATTTTGGGAGGAATGTACCTCCACCTTTAAATTCATTATTTAATCTAACATTCAATGTAATAACAGAACTATCATGATGCAAGTCTAAGCTGCCTTGGTTTTCTGTATCGTATTTAGCTATAAAGTTTTCACTGGTTAGATTACCCCAACCATCACCTTGTAATTCCCAAAACCAAGTCCAGATAGGATAAACAAATTCCTCTAATACTCTTTGATAAATGTCTTGCATACCTAAACTTTCCATAGTTTGGTCGGTTGTAGGGTAAAATTCATGTCTATCAGTAATCCACTCGTTTTGTTCAGCTAAGTCAATAATTTCATTACAGAATTTTTCTGTAAATAATGGGAATTCTATTACGTTAGAAGCAATTTCATCTACCATCAAACGATATTGGCCTTTTAATAATGCTGGGTTGATGTATTCTTTGCACCATTCCTCCCAGTTAGATACTTTTTTAATAGATGGGGTTATACCTTGGATATTAAATGTAGATAATTGGTCTGCTATATAAAATGTTAAACCAGGGCTATCTTTTTGAATATAATGGTTTATTATAGGAGCTGCTGCTTTTAAACGGGTTTTTCCTGAGTATTCAGCTAGGATATCTTGGCGATGTGTCATACCAAATGTAATAGAAAGGAATTCATCAAAAGCAAACATTTCACTTTTATATTGTTCCATATATTCCTCTACTAAAATTTGAACACCTCTTTTAGATAAAATATAAGCGTGAGAATTATAAGTATAATCAGGTTCTACCCATCCATCTAAACCTTCTATTGGTTTTTCTAATGAAGCCTCTAAAGCATTACGTCCTAAATAAATTAAGTCGTACCCTCTATTTAATAATTCCTCAACTTGAGCCCAGTCTACTGGGGTGTCCTCATAGAAGTCTTCTTCTAAAATTAAAGTAGTTTCTAAACCCCTGCGATATGAATCTACCCAAGTATCTACGTGAGATAAACCACAGCCTAATTCACCTTCCATTACATCACGTTTCCACCATTTATTACTACCCTCAATATTCCATCTAGAATGTTTAGCTACACCAAATTTATCCCAATCTTCTTGAGACATTTTACGAGCATCAAATCCGGGTTTGATAAAATATTCTGTAGGTGAGGGTAAAGTAATATTATTACATTTTTCTACTATCTCTGGGGTTTCTTGTAGTGCTAAAACGTAAAATAACTCTAAATTCATATGTGTTTTTGTTATTAAAGAATTCCAATGTTTATTTACTCTGGAGTCCCATGTACATTCATCTAAATAATTAGGTACTTGATCCCAATCTATAACTTCAGTAGTATTTAAGGTATCAAAACCATTTAATGTTTCTTTTAATCCTCCCCATTCCCATGTAATAGGTTGAACTTTATGTCCTAACATCTCTAAAGCAGTAATACAGAAAGTCTCCTCGTATGATGAGGGATAATACCAATAGGTACTCTCTGCCATTAATTCATATAGCTCATGTTGGGGTAATGTACCAAGGAATTCTATACCATCCAAATTATCTACTAAATCCTTAAAATAAATGTTGTAATATTCTAACCCATATTCTGGGGTAGATATTTTTAGTGTAGCCTTAGGGTTATTAGATTTAATATCACCCCATTCTTGTAGAAGTTGAAATAATCCTCGTTCACAATGTGAGGTATAAATGTATTGATTTGGGTTTTTATTACCTATTTTAAATTTAGAAATATCTACTCCATTACCTATAACTTGGATTTTATCTCTAGTTTCTGGGAATTGTTCTATAAATTTGTTTTTATGCCATTCTGTTAGACAGACTATAGATTTTAAGCGAGAATCTAATAAAAGTTCACGATGGTTTGGTAGTTCTTCGCCATTCCACCACGTGAAATAATCGGTATTATGTACCCAAAATATCGAATCGGTATACTCGATATCCTCAAATTCTTTAATGTAATGAATGTATGAAACCCCAATAATAGTATCTACAGAATCGACTTCATTTTTGAAATCTTGTGTGGGTCTATACATTACTCCATCATAATCCCCATAAACTACCCCACCAACGACCCAAATATCCCAAATTGGATTTTGGGATTTAAGGGTTTTAGCTAAATTTATAATACATTGTTCTGTACCCCCTAAACCAATTTCGTCTATAGTTTCAGGTGAGTAAGGTGGGAAATAATATCCCGCGTATATAACTAATTTCATAACTTTTTACTAATTTATTTAAGGTATTTCACTTATATCTGGTTGATACCATTCATCAATTCTATTTGGAGAGTAAATCCAATCTTGAACGTCATTGGACTTTTCAAATTTTACTAGATAATCTGATATTACATAGCTATGGTGAACTTCAATTATACATTCACTTCCACTTGTATTCCATACAGGAGAATACTCTAAATTATCAGAATGTACATTATATTGACTTACATTTAAAATATAATAAAATTGTGCCATAATTCAAAAATTAAAATCCATACGCTCCAAAACTCATTCCGCTTATAGAAACATTGGAGAGGTTATTATTGTATTGAGTAATAGTACCCCCATCATCAAAACTAACATTTGTAATTAAATTAGTAGTACTTATAGTTTGTGCTGCTTCTGCTCTTGTAGAATCATATAGATTACTAACTACTGATGATGATAGTGTTTTATTATAAAAAGCCCACTCGTCTATTCTACCATTCCATGGGACAGTTGTTAAAGCATGTCTTTGAGCACCTATAGCTAACCTTCCCATAGTATTATTAGTTCTAGTATTATTATTAGAGACTGCTACAGAAGTTAATTGTGAAGCATTCCAATAACATTTAAATGCATTTGAAGCTATAGTTTGGGATGCATCATAGGTAATTGTAAGCATACACATATTATCACTATTAACATTACCCCTATTTGTACTTAACCATTTATTTGAAGAAGAAGTACCAGTACCTGTAGCTGAGTTATTATCATGTAAAGCCCACTGAGCATCAAAGTTTGTAGCGTTAGTTCTTATTCTCATTATAAGTCTATTAGAACTTTGGTTGTATTGTAAGAATGTACGATTATTAGTACCAGAAGTAGTATTATTAAAATCCCATACAGTACGATTTGCTGCTGATGTTTGGTCCATTCTAACATATACTCTAATACTCCAATCAAAATTAGTTAGATTATCGTAAGAGCCATTCATAGTAGCTGTAACATTATCATTAGTACCATCAAAATCGCCGTAGTAATAATTTTTATATGCTTGTTCTGCACTTGTAATTAAACCATTTGTAAAATCTAAAGCGGTAGAATAACCTGCTTGGTCTTTTAATCCATATATTGTAGGGGATGTTGAAACACCTGGATAAGTAGCTTGTGATTGACCTGGGTTACCTTTAGGGCCAATTAAACCAATAGGACCTTCAGGACCTTGAGGTGAAGGACCAATAGGACCAATAGGACCAATAGCACCAATAGGACCAATGGCACCTGTAGCACCTGATGGACCAATGTTACCAATTAGACCTTCAGGACCTTGTGGACCATTTGGACCTTGTGGACCATTTGGACCTTGAGGACCAATAGCACCTTGTACACCTATAGGACCTTTAGCACCTGTTCTACCTTTAGGACCAATAGCACCTATAGCACCAGCTGGACCTTGAGGTCCTCTAGCACCTGGGGCTCCTTGAACATTAGCTGGACCAATAGGACCGATACTACCTTTAGGACCAATTAAACCTTCAGGACCTATAGGACCTTTAGGACCTTGTGGTCCTAACGGACCAATTGATGCTGTAGGACCTTTAGGACCTATTAAACCTTCAGGACCTTGAGGACCTAATGGACCAATTGGACCAATAGGACCTTCAGGACCTTTAGCACCAATATCTGGTGTATTACCTTTAGGACCAATTAAACCTTCAGGACCTCTTGGACCTTTAGGACCAATAGGACCTTTAGGACCAATTAAACCTCTAGCACCAATACCAGCATCTGTACCTCTAGGACCTATTAAACCTTCGGGACCTTGTGGACCTAAAGGACCTAATGGACCAATAAGACCTTGAGGACCTATAGGACCATTTACATTTTCTATACCTCTATCACCTATTAAACCTTCAGGACCTTGTGGGCCTAATGGACCTTGTGGGCCTATATTTCCTTGTGGACCAATAGCACCGATAGCACCAGCGGGACCTTGAGGACCTTCAGGACCAATAGCACCTTTAGGACCTATATTACCTATACCACCTGTTCTACCTTTAGGACCAATAGCACCTATAGCACCTATTGGACCTTTATTACCTATCAAACCTTCAGGACCTTGGGGACCTAATGGACCAATTGGGCCAATATTACCTTCAGGACCTTTAGGACCAATATCAGGTGTATTACCTTTAGGACCTATTAAACCTTCAGGACCTTGTGGTCCTAATGGACCAATATTACCTTGTGGACCTATTGGGCCAATAGCACCTTGTGGTGCCGCAGGACCTATATTACCAATTAGACCTTCAGGACCTTGCGGTCCTATAAGACCTTCAGGACCAATAGGACCTTGTGGACCAATAGCTCCTTGATTACCCGATATACCTTTAGTACCTATGGGACCTGTTACTCCTTTAGGGCCTTTATTACCTCTAGGACCTTCGGGACCTTGTGGTCCTAATGGACCAATTGCGCCTGCAGGGCCCTGTGGTCCCAGTGGACCTATAATACCTTTAGGTCCTATATTACCTATACCACCTGTTCTACCTTTAGGACCAATAGCACCTATAGCGCCCGATGGACCTTTATTACCAATAAGACCTTCAGGACCTTGTGGGCCTAATGGGCCAATAGGACCAATGTTACCTTCAGGGCCTTTAGGACCAATATCTGGTGTATTACCTTTAGGACCTTGAGGACCAAGTGGTCCTATAGCACCATTATCTCCTCTAGGACCTTGAGGACCTTGAATTCCTTGATCGCCTGAGGTGTAAATTTCGTCTGTGTGTTGGTACCATGTAGAACCTGATGATTCTGATGGTTTTTTCCAAAATACTGTTAAACCGTCACCACCACTATATTCTTGTTGATAAACTACAATATTATAACTAGTACCTGCTGTTAATGAAATAGTACCAGTTGTAGTACCTAAAGCGCTTCTACCTCTACCACCATAAAAAGAAGCAACAATAGTACTTCCAATTTTCAATTGAACAGAATCATCAGATTCTGCTGTAAAGGTGTACGTACCAGTTTCTGTTGGTCTAAATATACCTGTTACTCTGGTTGAAAAATATGCTCCAGAATTAGGGACTGTAATTCCTAAGGATTCAAGTAGGGCTGTAGTAGTCCAATTTAAAGCATTAGTTGTATTATTTAAGTCACTAACTACTGAATCTGTAAATGATGTATTTGATAGGTTTACATTAAAGAATGATTCAAAATCTGAAGCATTACCTGGGTAATTTGAATATTGAGAAGTATTACCATTACCATTATGAGTAGAGAAAGTTTCTATTAATACACTACCTTCAATTTCATTTGGTTGACCTTTAGGACCTATAAGACCTTCAATACCTTTAGGACCTTGTGGGCCTAATGGACCAATAGCACCTTGTGGGGCTGCTGGACCAATAGGACCAATAGCACCTTGGGCTACATCTTCACCAATAAGACCTATAGGACCTTGTGGTCCTAATGGACCGATAGGACCTTTAGGACCTTGTGGACCTAATGGACCAATTGCACCTTGTGGGGCAGCTGGGCCTATATTACCTATTAAACCTTCAGGGCCTTGAGGACCTTGGGGACCTAATGGACCAATAGCACCTATAGGACCAATAGGTCCGTTTACAGCTTCTACACCAATAGCACCAATCCCCCCTGTTAGGCCTTTATCACCTATAAGACCTTCAGGACCTTGTGGTCCTAATGGACCAATTGCACCTTGTACGTTTGCATCTCCTCTAGGACCAATTGCACCTTGTACGTTTGCATCCCCTCTAGGACCAATATCACCTCTAGAGCCTATAAGACCTTCAGGACCAATAGGACCTTGTGGGCCTAAGGGACCAATATTACCTTTTTCTGCTGCGTTACCTATATTACCAATTAAACCTTCAGGACCAATATTACCTCTAGGACCTTCAGGGCCTTGTGGACCTAATGGACCAATTGCACCTTGTACATTTGCATCCCCTCTAGGACCAATAGCACCTTGTGGAGCATCAGCACCTATATTACCTATTAAACCTTCAGGACCTTGTGGTCCTATAGGACCTTCATTACCTTTTATACCTTGAGGACCTTTAGGACCTGTTACATTAGTAGGACCTTTAGGGCCTATAGCACCTTGAGGTGCAGCATCTCCAATTAAACCTTCAGGACCTTGTGGTCCTATAGGACCTTCATTACCTTTTATACCTGTAATTCCTTTAGGTCCTTGTAAACCTCTAGGGCCCCGATCACCTTGTGGTCCTTGTAATTCTATTTTACCTGAACCACTATCACCTACTGCAATACTATTTGTATTAGAATCAAATATTACAGCACCTGTAGGTGGGTTAGCAGGGGCTCCAGCTTGGGTAGGTAAAATAATAGTAGCATCGTTACTAACATTTAATGTTTTAGTATCGGAGTCCTTCATTTCCATTAAGGAATCTCCTCTTTCATTAGTAACTTCAACTACAGAACCACTAATAGTATAAATAATTTTACTACCGTTTCCGTTATCGAACTCTACACTACCTGAGGAAGGTATTATTTTAACGCTTTTAGCCATTTATATGGATATCTATTTATTAACTAAAACTAACAAGTACACCTTGTTCAAACCCAAAATTACTAGTTGTACCATCAGCTCCCTGGATTGAAAAGTCAGTATCTATTCCAGTAGGGGCATCAGCACCCGCTGGACCAATATTACCTTGTGGACCTCTAGGACCAATAGCACCTGTAGTACCTGCAGGACCAATAGCACCTCTAGGGCCAATATTACCTTTTGGACCAATAGGTGAAGAACCTCCAGGACCAATAGGACCTTGGACCCCAATAGGACCTCTAGGACCAATTGGACCTCTAGGACCAATAGCACCTTCAGGACCAATAGGTGAGTTACCAATAGGACCTTGTGCTCCTGTTGGTCCTTCAGGACCAATAGGTGAGTTACCAATAGGACCTCTAGGACCCTGAGCACCACTAGGTGATGTACCTTTAGGACCAATAGCACCTCCTGGACCTATAGGACCTTGTGGACCTATAGCACCTTGAGGACCAATAGGACCTCTAGGACCAATAGGTGAAGTACCTTTTGGACCAATAGGACCTTGAACCCCAATAGGACCTCTAGGACCAATTAAACCTCTAGGACCTTGAATACCTTGTGGACCAATTGGTGAACTACCAGCAGGACCAATAGGACCTTGAATACCTATAGCACCTGCAGGACCAATAGCACCACCAGGACCAATAGGACCTTGTGGACCAATTGGTGAACTACCAGCAGGACCAATAGGACCTTGAATACCAATAGGACCTCTAGGACCTCTTGGACCAATATTACCAATAGGACCTTGTGGACCAATTGGTGAAGTACCTTTAGGACCAATAGGACCTTGGTTTCCAATAGGACCTCTTGGACCAATTAAACCTCTAGGACCTTGGATACCTTGTGGACCAATAGGTGAATTTCCAATAGGACCTCTAGGACCAATAGCACCTCCAGGACCAATATTACCAATAGGACCTTGTGCTCCTGTTGGTCCTTCAGGACCAATAGGTGAAGCACCTTGAGGACCGATAGGACCTTGTATACCAATAGGACCTCTAGGACCAATTAAACCTCTAGGACCTTGAATACCTTGTGGACCAATTGGTGAACTACCAGCAGGACCAATAGGACCTTGAATACCAATAGGACCTCTAGGACCAATATTACCTATACTACCTTTAGGGCCAATATTACCTTGTGGTGATGTACCTTTAGGACCAATAGGGCCTTGAACTCCAATAGGACCTCTAGGACCTCTAGGACCAATATTACCAATAGGACCTCTAGGACCAATAGGTGAAGCACCTTGTGGTCCAATGGGGCCTTGTTCTCCGCCTACACCAATAGGACCAATAGGACCTTGAATACCAATTGGGCCTCTAGGACCGATGGGTGAATTTCCAATAGGACCTCTAGGGCCAATAGCACCTCCAGGACCTATATTACCGATAGGACCCTGTGCCCCTGTTGGTCCTTCAGGACCGATAGGAGAGTTACCTTGTGGTCCAATAGGACCTTGAATACCGATAGGACCTCTAGGACCAATATTACCTTGGGGACCTTGAATACCAATAGGACCTATAGGTGAACTACCAGCTGGGCCAATAGGACCTCTAGGACCGATAGGACCTATATCACCTTTAGTACCTTTAGGTCCTGCTGGACCTTGTGCTCCTGTTTGACCTTTATCTCCTTTAGGACCAATAGGACCTTGAATACCTTGTGGACCAATTGGACCTCTAGGACCGATTGGACCAATAGGTGAAGTACCTTTAGGACCAATAGGACCAATAGGAGATGTTCCTTTAGGACCCGTAGGACCAATAGGACCTCTAGGACCAATTGCACCTTGTATGCCAATAGGACCTCTAGGACCAATATTACCAATAGGAGATGTTCCTTTAGGACCAATAGGACCTTGGATACCTATAGGACCTCTAGGACCTCTAGGACCAATGTTACCAATATTACCTTTAGGACCAATTGGTGAAGTACCTTTAGGACCTTCAGGACCTTGAGCACCTGTTGGACCAATAGGACCTTGTATACCAATAGGACCCCTTGGACCTATAGGACCAATAGGAGATGTCCCTTTGGGACCAATAGGACCAATAGGTGAAGTACCTTTTGGACCAATAACACCTATAGGACCTATAGGACCTTGTGGACCAATATTACCGATAGGACCTCTAGGACCAATGTTACCAATAGGGGATGTTCCTTTAGGACCAATAGGACCTTGTGGTCCAATGTCACCAATAGGACCTTGAATTCCAATAGGACCTCTAGGACCAATAGGACCAATAGGTGAAGTACCTTTTGGACCTATAGGACCAATTGGTGAAGTACCTTTAGGACCTTCAGGACCTTGGGGGCCAATTAAACCTCGTGGACCTTGAATACCTGTGGGACCCTGAATACCTTGTGGACCAATAGGAGATGTTCCTTTAGGTCCAATAGGACCAATAGGTGAAGTACCTTTAGGACCTTGTGGTCCAATTAAACCTCTAGGACCTTGTATACCTGTAGGACCTTGGGCTCCGTCGTCTCCAATAGGACCTTGTGGACCTCTAGGACCTTGAACACCTTTTTGACCACCACCTATTTCAAATTGTGTACTACTTTTTACAAGTAATTGATTTGTTGATGAATCAAAGAACATAGCTCCTTCAGGAGCATCCGATGGAGTACCACTTACAGTGGGAATTATAAATTCAGCACTATTATCTATGTTGATAGTACTACCAGTCATAGACATGAGGGTAGTACCACCCGCCTTAGTGGTGAGGGTACCGCCATCCATTTCCATTTCTACGCTATTACCTCCGTCTGTGAATTCAAAGCTACCTGAGCCGGGGATTATTGTAACGTTTTTAGCCATGTTCTTTTATTTAATATAAATATATGATTATTTAACTTGGTACTCAACTTCTATTGGTCCATCTGCTTTTCTTTCTGCATGAACTATGTAGTAAGCATTAACTTCTCCACATTGACATCCTACAGTAATTGATGCAGTTGTAACAGTATCTACATAATGAGTACATGGACTTCCTACGGGAGTTAATTGGACTGATATACTGTCTTCGTATACTAACCCGCTCCAGTAATCTGGGAGTTCAATTGTGTTACTTCCGCTGAGATGACCTCTAACATAAACACCTCTTTCAGGACCCTCCATTACAGAGTGACGAAGTCTCCATCCTTCTTTTGTTGGGTGTGGTATATCAAACTGTTTTTCTTCAGCTGTAAATACACCTGAAACATTAAAGGTATTTCCATCCCAAGTAAGTCCAGCATCACTAGTAACAGTATTAGCATCTGACCAATAAGTTATACGAGTAGCAGCACCTGAACCATCTACTAGACTAGAACCCCAAACACGAGAATCAATCTCATCTGTTTTTAGGAAACCATCTGCATCTTTTATTACTACAGAGTTATCAACACCTGTAGTTAAATTGGCTTTTACTGTATTAGCAATAATTTCCCAAGGATTAGTAGTATCACCTAAGGTATTTCCTGAAGCTTCTGAAATTATATCCCCATCTATTTTCCCTTGGAATTGGATGGTATCAGTTGCTGCATTACCCAATATAGTATTACCTGTTACAGTTAAACCCCCAGTTACAGTTAGTGTACTACCATTAAATACTAAATTAGCTTCTGCATTAGCTGCACCTTGAACCCCAGTTGAAGTTAATACTCTATTATTACCTAAATTAGTTATAGTAGCTGTACCTGAAGTACCTGAGCTACCTGATGAACCTGAAGTACCTGATGAGCCTGATGAACCACTTGAACCTGATGTACCTGAGCTGCCTGAACTACCTGATGAGCCTGAGCTACCACTTGTACCTGAAGTACCTGATGAGCCTGAACTGCCTGATGAACCTGAAGAACCACTTGATCCACTAGTACCTGATGAGCCTGATGAACCACTTGAACCTGATGTACCTGATGTACCTGAGCTGCCTGAACTACCTGATGAGCCTGATGAGCCTGAACTACCTGAAGTACCTGATGAACCACTTGAACCTGATGAGCCTGATGTACCTGAGCTGCCTGAACTACCTGATGAGCCTGATGAGCCTGAACTACCTGATGAACCCGCAGCACCACCTACAGCAAAGTTAGAATAAAATTCTTCGTTATTTGAAGGTGTTGCACCTGTTCTAGTTACATTACTTAGAGAAAAAAGCCAATAAACTCCTTCGTCTCCTATAGCTGTGAAGCCATTTAATATTATTTTAGCTGTTGATGTTTTTGAGGTAAAGGTAATAGTACCTGATAACTCCATATCTCCAAATAGAGAAGCAAAGTTTGTTGCAGGGGAGAATGCTTGTTCTGCAATTTCTAAACTATCACCACTAGATATACTTCCCCAAGCTACATCAAACCCAAAGTATCCTGTACCTGGGAGGGAAAGTAGATTAGTTGTGTATTTCCAAGTTGCTACACTATCGGGAGCACCTGAACTACCTGATGAGCCTGATGAACCACTAGAACCTGATGTACCTGATGAACCACTTGAACCCGAAGTGCCTGAAGAGCCTGAGCTACCGCTTGTACCTGAAGAACCTGAGCTACCTGATGTACCTGATGAGCCACTTGAACCTGAGGTTCCAGAAGTAGCTGCTGCTTCTTTTGTTTTTACTACCCCATCGGAGTCTATTACTAATACAGTATCCTCGTTAGGTGCTGTAGGGAGAGTACCTGAGA